AAAAGGTGTACTTCCATCAAAATCTAAATTATTACCTACATCAACATAATCATTAACTCCATCTAACGAAAAACCTTGATTAATAATTCCAGTTCCATAAGTAGCACCATTTACAAGTGTACCGTTATAATTCCCTAAAGCATCGTTAGGTGTGTTATCTGCTGTGTAATAAGCTAATAAATCATTCCATAATGTTGAATTTGGTGATATTCTGGGTCTTACCCCTACTCTTGTTTGTGCCATAATTTTTAATCGTTTAATATTTGTTTTTCGTTATTATTATCAGTATTTTTACCTCTGTTAACCCCAATATGTTTAACAACTTCCAAAAACTTACCACCGAATACATAACCACCGAATAAGGTCATTGCGTATTCCAAAGCATCTAATATTATTTTAAAGTTTTCCATTTTTAACTCTTCTTTTTTAATACCAGAAATTAACAATATTGTTATTGTTATGTAGTAAGCAATAATAGACCAAAGTAAATAAACCCTACCTTGTGAATATTCACCTTTTTCTTTTAATATTTGTTGAAATAATTTTTTCATTTTTTATCTTTGTCTTTTTCTAAACCTAAAAATGTGTTTATTTTTTTGATTATAGCGTCAATTAACGTTTGTTTAGAATTACCAGTTATAACACCCAAGTTTTCTAAAACTGATATTAGATATTCCAAAACAATATAAATAAAGAATGTACCATGTAACCACGTAAATAATGTTGAAGCAACTTTACCAAAAGCTGTTGGGTCTGTGTTATATTCTAACTTAACAGCGTTTGTTACGTATAATAAAAGTATCCAAACAAATACTTTTAAACCAAAACGACTAAACTTACGTGAAACAATTTTTTCACCCCTAACTTTTGATGCCAATAACCCCGTTATTAATTCCAATACAACCAAAACAACAAAAGATATTATTGTTAATACGTGTAAACCCAAAAGAGTTTGTACCATAGAAGATAATGCTGCTAATGGTAATGTTAATGCCAAAAATTTTGAGTGTACAATAGAGTTTCCAAAATCAGAAACACATTTAAATCCAAAATTGTTTACGATTTGGTGTAGTAGTTTGTTAATCATTTTTAAGGTTTTTCTTTAGTTCATACAATTTCAGTATGTTTCTACTGAAACTGTCGTTATTTTCAGCCATTTTATAAATAGCATCCTTAGTTTCTAGTAGTTTTGACTTAATTGTAATGTTTTCAGCATTTTCTTCTAAAAGCTGATTCACTAAAGAAATATTCTCTTTAACTAATTCTTTTACTAAGGCTTTATTTTTTTCTTCATTTCTTTCCCTTAAAACCTTTAATAATGACTTTTCTTCTTCTGTTAAAGTATTCCCCCATTTTTCATTAAACTTTTTAGAAGCAATATCTAAAAAGTTTTTAGGGTTAATCCCTTTTTTAATATATTCATCGTTAGTTGTTTCTTTAACCAAAACTTTTTCAGTTAATAACCAATTAACCAACACATCTTGTGTTTCTTGTAAAGAATCTAATGTGTTTATATTTTTTTGTGTTAATATAAAATCCTGTAAAGATTTGTGAATTGGTTTAACTTCCTTGTTTGAATAATCAATTCCGTAAGATTCCAACAAAGTTGTTAATTTTTCTAAATTTTTTGATAATGACTTATCACCACGGAATTTATCGAATAAAGATTTGTGTTCTTTTAGGTATTCTATGGCTTTAACTTCACTAGTAATTGTTTTGTTTTCTATATTTTTAAAAACAATAAAACTAGTTTTTAAAGTTTCGTTTTCTTTTAATATTTTTAAGAATTTTTTATATAAATCCTTGCCTAAAGTATCTTCAGATGTATAAGATTCAATTAATTTCTCAAGGAAAATATCTTTTAATGTTCCAAAATTCATAGTACTATTTTAAATATAAATATGCCCTAATCGAATAATAATTCATCTTCATCAGAAATATCTTCATTTAAAAGTTCATCTATACCTTTAGTCATATAAAAAATATCTTGATTTTTCTTTTTACCTTCTAATAGTAATTTGTCTATTGTGTTTTTATCACCTCTAAAACTTTCTCCGAATCCACCTTCATCACCACCAGTATCTTCACCTCCAGTATCTTCACCTCCGAAGTCACCTCCACCGAAGCCTCCGCCTCCGAAACCACCTCCTGAGTCAGCACCAAATCCACCTTCATCACCACCAGTATCTTCAGCACCTTCAGCACCTTGTTCTGACGGTAACTCACCATATAACTTATCAACCTTCTTAAAGAATCCTGTGTTTTTAATAACCTCAGATGTTTTTTCCAATTCAGCTGCAACAGCTCTCTCCAATCTTTGTTGTTCCAAATCTTCCAAAATTTCATCAGAAGACCAATTAAAGATATTTTTCTTAGCCCATGTATGTGATGTTGCGGCAATACCAGCATCACTAGCTGTTAAATCTTTATATAACAATACTTTTTCCTTCCATTGCTCAACCTTTAATACCTCACCTTGTGTTGATGGGTTATTAAGTGTTAATTTAAAATTATTTAACTCATCATGGAAACCTAAAATATATAAATGAATGATTGCTATTTTATTTAACTCTTGAATCATAGCTTGTTGGATTCTGTTAATAGTTCTAGCAAATCTAATATCCATTAAAGCTAAATTTTTACCTTCACCTGTAGGTTCTTCGAACCCTAAAAAAGTTTTTGGTACTCTTAATGCTGTAACCAATTTTCTTTGGATAAACTGAATATCCGCAATTTGATCTAAATTCGATGCACCTGGTAAAGTTTCAATAGGCATTGAAGCGTTAGGGTCTCTAACAGGAACAAAATAATCTTGGTCTACGGCCAATGTGTTATATCTAACATCTGTTTGGCCTGTTTGTTTATCCGCTGTTTGTGTTCTTTTAAATTTATTAGCTACTTTTTGTACGTATGCCTCAACATCCGAATCATCAATGTTACCTACATAAACTTTAAATACCCTTCTTTCAGGTGCTCTTGTTACACGATAAACTAACATCGCGTCTTCGGCTAAAAGCAATTGTTTCCAAATACGTCTAACTTTTTCTAAAACAGATGTACCATAAGGTAGTTTTCTATCATCACCCAATAAACGGAAATGAGCTACTTCCCAAGCATTAAACTCCAAAGTTTTATCTTTCCAAATAAACTTAACATTCTTTTTATTAAGAGAATTTTCATTCTCACCTTGTAATTGGCTGTTTTTAAAATCTACTGCGTTTAATTCTTTTCTTTCAATATCTAAATTAGTTAATTGGGTACCACCAATGATACCATCTTTGTAATCTATTTTTAAAAATACAAAATTATCACCATATTTACATGTATTTCTAGTCCACATTGGTAAATTAGAGTGGATGTCTAAAACATTAAAAAACAAATCTTCTAATACTTTTTTAATTCTACTAGAATCAGAGTAAACCGTTAACATTTTACCTTGTTCACTTAACGTACACGACTCTTCTGACATAATATCTAAAGCTACCGCAATCTCCGGTGTGTTATGTGAAAATATCGTATCTGTTGCGAAATTTTTGTAACCAGGTACTGTTAAATCATAAACTGGTATAACCTCATAGGGTTCCACAGATTTAACTTTATGATTAATTTTTAACTTTTCACCAGTTGCTCTAGCGTTCGCATATTTATGTGGTTCTATCGAATAGGCTTCTAAAAAAGTTAACCAATCCCTATAACCGTTGTTACTTATTTCTCTTTGTAATTTAGTATGTGATATACCTAAAGTTTTTGCTGTACCTTTTAATGTTTTAATTTTTGTGGCCGTATCTATTATTAAATCCCATGGTATATGGTAATACGCTGGATTATTTTTACCACTTCTAGTACCATTCCATCTATGTTTATTATCTGTTCTACGAGAAATTTCTAACATTTTTTCTCTATACTCAGGATTTGCCCACAATTTTTTATTATTGTGTTTTGCATGATAAGACCTATGTTCTGACCTATCCATTATTAATAAATTCTCTGGGTTATTATTTTTACCATTAAAATCTAAATGATGAACTTCTTCGTTTTCTTGTTTTGGTCTATAAAACCATTCAGCAATTAAATCATGTTCAGGAACCCAACCATTTTTACCAGAACCTAGTTTACTATTACACGTATAAACCCAATTATAATTTTTATTATTAAAAAAGGGTTTTTTATAAAAAGGCATCATAG